GTCGGTAACGCCAGCATCGGGATCCGCTCATAGACGCGATAATAGATCACGTACAGCATGATGCGGTCGCGGCTGGTACTGAGATACTCTGCTTCGTTGCGGCTCCACGTCTGCCGTTCTTCCCAGCCACTGCGCAGATCAACATCATCACCATCAATGCGCTCAATGTCGTCAAAGGTGTCCCATGTACCGACGGCATTTTTCAGCGTCTCCGCACGCTGCGGGAACAGCATCACAGCCTCATCGAGGTCAATCCAGCGACGGCGGCGCACCCAGCGCGCATCACGCAGATCGGGCTTTTTACTCAGCCAGTCCCAGTCAACTTCGTTACGGTTAATCTGCTCCGCGATGTAGCGCGGCCCGGTAACATCGGGGTTGCGACGAACCTCCACCCATGACAGCCCTGCTTTAATCTGCCCGGCATAGGCATCAGAACGGACGCGATCAATACGCATCTCCTGACACACGGTATAAAACTCAGCGTTCAGCGCTTCCGCCAGTTTTTCCATATCGTCGTTTTCATAGTTAGCTTCGACACGGAGATCCGAACGCGTCTTTGCTTCGGTACCCAGCACGGAGTCGATGGCCGGTGCTATCAGGTTCTGACACTCAACCGGCTGACCGCGCTCTTCCAGCACGGCAGCCACCTGCGGTGGTATCTGATCGCCGTCGTAATAGGCACAGCACCGGTTTGCGTCGGTACGCCAGTCCGGCTGACCGTCGATATCCCCCATGAGATTAAGTAACTGTGTCTGTGTGAACTGTCCGCGATGCTGGCGGTTCTTACTGATTTCGATAAGTTTCATTGTGTCATCCAGTGCTGTGGTCTGGTGTCGTTGTAAACGGTAACCGGACGTGCCGGCATGCGGGCGCGCATTTCCTGAGCAATGCAGTAGCTCATGACCTGATCGTCAAAGCAGCCTTCCTGCGCATTCATTGAACCTTTCTTGTCGTAGACGTATGAGGACATTTCGGTGATGGTTCCCAGCCAGCGGATCCCGTCGCAGTCTTCGCGTAGCAGGGTTTTCATGCCCTCGATGACGATAGGCTTACTCTGTTTGGTCGTGAGCCAGCCCAGCTTCGCTGTTTCGTCGTCGTTATCGCGGTCGATATACTCTTCGGTGTAGATCCTGCTGGTGGGGTAAATCTCGCGAAGTTTCTGGAGAACCGCATGTCCGTGGTTGTTTCGTTCCGGTCCGATGTACGCCGGGATCTGAGTTTCATGTTCACCCTGTCGGACAATGCCGCTGTACAGGCGTCCGGCGTGAGCCAGCAGCATGGCAAACAGTTCCGCGTCCAGATGCCCGTACCAGTGCGCCACCTGCTCGCCGGTGCTCTTCTTCACTACGTCAAACGATGAGCGGTCGCCATGCTCCAGCCCTTCTGCGATATCCGCGCCGATCGCATAATCGTCATCCGGATCCGGCAGTTCCCAGACCAGCAGGTGATTCATCAGTGTGCGCTGGAGTTCTTCTTTATTGCCGCCGCGCAATGCCTGCACCTTCGACTTTTTCCCGGTAACCGGGTCCATGTCGTAGACAATCAGTGGCGTGATGCACCGGCCACCGGCGCGCATGGTTGCTATCGCGTCGAATACCCGGCGCCCGGATGTCAGGAACGCCTCTTCCGGCGTGGATGGAAACTCCTGTTTCATCTCTTCACCCTGCGTCCGCTCCTTGCCGATGTACCATTGCTTCTGCGTGTCGGTCAGCGTAATCCCCATGCGCTGCTCAACGGCGGCAAAATACTTCTGGTGGTACTTGCTGAGTCGCAGACCGCCTGCAGGCACCGGTGCCTGATATTTCGGATCGTCATACCAGGGATAGAAGTGAAACTTAAAATCCTGCGCCGTGAGTTCGATGCCTGCCTGCTCCAGTTCAATTGCAGCAGTACAGATAGAGTGATAATCCCCACCCACACCCTCGGCGGTAGACTCGATAAAGATGATGCACTCATCCGCCACAGCATTAAGCGTACCGGTGCGTAACTCCTTCGCCTTTGCCGGATACTTCGCGCATATCTTGCCGTGTTCAGAGATATGCAAGCGCTGGACGGTACCGGAACGGAATGACGTGGCCACACCGATACTTGAGCCGTTCCCGAACAGGATGAAGCCGCCATTCGCCCCGCTGCGGCGCTCGACGACAGTGAAGCAGGCCCGCAACCATCCCGGCAGGTTATCGAACGGCACGGCTATTTTGGTTCGAAATATCTCGCCTGCTGCCTGCTTATCCTGAGCGACGATCCCGCACTTCAGGTTTGGCGTGAACAGCGCCTGATCCAGAAGATAGATATCGATACTGGTGGAGAAACCAAGCTGGCGAGCTTTCAGAATAGTGTTCTTGTTGTGCATGTTCCGGAACAGACGGCGCTGCGCCGGTCGCATGCGGAACGTGACAAGAATCCCTTTCTCATCCTGAATCTTGTACAGGTTGTTGAGTCGCCACCACGGGTTACTGAGTTTTGTCAGGATGAAAAGGCGCTGCTCTTCCTCCGACATACCGTTCAGGTCCGGTTCGCAGTATTGCGGTTCACTCTTCCGGAAAGTCATTTATCCGTCCGGAGTTGTGCATAGCCTGCAGGTCAGCAATGATCGACGTCATTGGCGTGGTCACGCCCCGCTTGTTGCTGGTAAGAATGTCAGTTTCGACTTTAAGTTTGGCGGTAGCCGCTTTGATACGCGCTGTATCAGCGATGATTTTCGGCGTGGTCGCTGCATACACGTCAAGTGTGCTGAGCGTGCGCTCTATGGACTCAATACGACCTATATTCCGGTCCAGCGCCTGTTCCGCCTGAAGTATTTTGCCGTACAGTTCGACGCGGAGTTCTACAGTCTCCGCCTCCTCCATATCGGAGAACATGCGTTTCATTGTGCTGGTGACGGAAAGCGCCCGCGCGCGAGTGAATACCAGTTCATCAATGAGCGCCATCTCGCTGGCGTCATCCATCAGACCATCTGCGTCAAGATACTTTGCATAGCCACGGTGTTTTACAGCGGCGGTATTGCGTTCCTGGAATGCGTTTGTTGGGGCCAAAGATCGGGATCCGCGAATCCGTTTCGTTTCTGGCTGATCTGCGCAATTTTCTTCTTCGTCAGTACTGTGCGCATCTTCGTCCTCTCCAGCATCAGCACCGGATTCCTCAGAAACAGACTGCGCAGTTTTGCGCACTTTCTTTTGCGCATCTGCCTGCGCACTTCTGCGCATTTTGATGTAACGGCGGGCAGTGGCGTAACTGATACCTTTCTGTTCACACCAGTCCTGCAATTTGACGCCAGATTTAGCATGAGCACGCTGAAATTCCTGCTCCAGCTTTTTCCAGTCAGTTTTCGCCATATCAACATCCAGTAATCACTATCGAGCGCCGCACGCGACGCTCTGGAGTAACTACTTCTATTCTTGAATAGGACGGGAGCAAGCACTGCTTCCGGTTGCATCAATGCACAGTAAGCCGGATTGTTGATTAAAGGTCAGCTCAGTACCGCCAGAAACCCTGACTGTAGACAGCGTTGTACCCGCGGACGTGGTTGTTTCCACAACTCTGGCACCAGAGCAACCGGACAACAACAGGCAGCACAATGTCACGCCAGTTAAGACGATTGTCGATTTCATGAGAATTCCTAACAGAGTTTTATGCTGGGTTTGAAAATACAACCCTCGGGAAGTGGTTAAACGTGGAGATGAAAATCAGATCGTTTATGCTGTTTTTAACGTAGCGAGACATCAATTATCAGCATTTTATAAATCAAAAATCATAGGTTGGTGACCACAGGCCATTACGCATTACTAAAGCATGACGACTGGCACGTTCCGGCGTCTGTTTTGCCCAGGTACTGTCCAGCATTTGGGCTGCAGCTTCGTCCCAATTCTCGTCAACGATTGCTGAAAGCATGTGATGAAAACCCGCCAGACCCGAGACTCCCATCTGATAACCCATGCTGGTCAGAATATCCTCCCGCGGCTGATTACAATGAGTTAAGGCCTGAGCAATGTCATCGTTATCAGTCATTGCCTCATGAGTTGCATCAACGTAACTGTAGAGCCATGCGTCAATAGTGTCGTCGTCGAGCGTAAATGTGTAGTGTGAAAGTGGCGCACCTGAAGGTCCGAGCTTAAAACCCACACCTGTCGACGGAAAACCAAGACTGTCAATGTACGGCGAATATCGGACACCTTCTTCTTGCCGCAGTAGCGGAATAATTTCACTTTTCTGATTCATCGTTTTGCACCAGTTTATTTTTACGTAATTCCCACGCATCAAGAACTGCAGCGCGGATCCTGTCAGCACCCACGAAGCCAACAACCAGGCCCACAAGAGGCATCCACTCTTCGTGAAGCCCACTTTTTCTCATCACCGCCAGAACGCTGAGTGTTATCAGAACAGCCAGCACGCCGCCGAACAAAGATGACAACCATCCCCGTCCATCTTTCAGACTCGACCACAACGCAGCGAGGAAGGCGGTGATACTTCCCCACGTTGCATAGGCATGCCCGACCGCCCATGGCGCCAGCGATGCAATCCAACTGAGAATACCAGGTTCTTTTTCGACCATTTGTGCTTTCCTTGCCCGTAAACGGGCACAAAAAAACCCGCACGAGGCGGGTTATGAGAGATACAGCTATTGTTGGGATTTTCATCCTGACATCGTTTTGTGTCAACCATCGCGATTCATTTCAAATAGTTCACAGAGCCGTGTTGTCGCTGCACTGGTACTGGCTGACAACCACCAGCGACATTCATCCATAACAAACCAATACAGTTCAACCTGGCCACTATTACTACTGATGTGACGCACAATTTCCCGGTGCGTCGGTGCGATATATCGATCGCCATTGCAGACGGGGCAAGTTTCATGCTGGGGCTGGTTAATGATTCCGGTTCCACGGCAGCGAGGGCAATGAGTGGATGCCTGGGCGTGGACTACTACCCAGTTATTAATATTCTTCCTGGTTGCCGAAATTAGTTCTTCGAGGTAACTAATTCGATCATCACGCAGCTCTTTACTGAGCATCTTTTTCAGCTTCTTCATACGTGTAGTTTCACGCTGAGCATAGGGACCATACAGGCGATGCAGGTGCTGAAGAGATCGATGCTGACTGCTCAGTGGTCGATGAAACTGGAGGTCGACAACCGTCTGGCACATCCTTTCCACCAGCGGTCTGTCAACTAACTGGCTTTTAGAGCAGAAAGCTTTCGCCCACTTTGTGACATTGTCACGCAACGCGCGTTCCTGCTGCTTATCATCCCTGTAACTCACCATTATCATCTGATAACCCACTGGGTTTTCACGCTCCAGTGTTGCCAACATTGCCGCAATATCATCCCAGTGGATGGACGACTTACCGCCGCGTGGTTCCAGCTTAGCTGTCCGGGGATCGAAGATTTTGATAGCCGCTTCAGTGCTCATTTTGATGTCTCGCTAACCTGCTTTGGTCGCGAGCATTATCTCATAAAAAGGAGCAGTTGCTTGCAGTGTTGCAAAAAGTGAAATGCAGTACAGGCTGTCAATTCATACTCAACCAGAATGACTCCTGACAAACATTATAAAAATTCTTCTTCATTGGCCTGATTTCCTGCCCTGCCGCATCTATTACTTCCCAACAAATCCAACATTCAGGGCAAACATTATTGGGATGTTGTGTAGCTTCAAGTTCATTAGTACAGCGGATTACCACACCACTATCATGTCTCCATTCCATGGTTATAGTCTCAACCTCAGCCAAATCATCGCATTCACAAGATTCTTG